GTGCGCCTTGGGCAACAAAAGAAGAAGTGAACATATACTTAGCAACTATCCCAGCACTAATAGCAGCACCTAAAATCATAAAGATCTTGGGTGTAGCTATAATGCGCGATTGCACTTTAGCTCCTATCAAGCCCATAGCTTTACGTTGTTGACCAGTCCAATAAAGGAAAGTCATACGCAACGATTCAGGTATAGTAGCAGCTTTACGAGTTAACAAATTAACAATAATCTGATAAACAAAAGATGGCAAATACGCAGTGATAAAACCATTAATGACATAGCCAATGACAGTTCCAAAACCAAAGCTCCAGTCGCAACTAAGAGACTTTGCAATTCAACATGAACTACATCAGGTAAAAGTTTTTGTTGTTGTGGTACTAAATCTAAAGCGATATCAAGAGCACAACGACAAACCAAATCTGGCATAGAACATTCAGAACATAACACAGAATCGTGAATAGTAGTAACACTATCTACAGCTTGTGTTTGCCGTACGTAAAAAGTATTAACAGAATCATTAAACCAGGTTAAAACATCTGTAATATCCGAAAAATTGGCAATATTACGCTCTAAAACGTTGTGGCCATCAGCAATGATCTCAATAAGCTCAAAATTCCAAAAATTTGGAAATGGGACCTTTTCCTTAACATCTAAATTACCATGTTTGTTAGCAAACTCTGGCTTAACCGTAACTTTAAGAACAAACGGAAAACGTCGTCGAGCAGCGGCAGGATAAGAAAAATAAGATCTAGCATTAAGATCAAATGTGTTGGTAGTACCAATAACAAATTGACCCAAAAAAGGAGTAGTTCCTTTCTTGTCTAACGCTGCCTGATTAGTAATGTAAGGTACATTATTCACAATGTGCAACAATTCACTCACACTCTGATCAACTTCACCAGCTTTAGGGTGAAGCCAAGCAATATCGTCTAAAACTAAACACCACATTTTTGAATCAAAGTTATCCCAAAATTCTTGTGTGGGTGAACGAACATATTTCATTTCCTCAGACAAAGGTAAATCTCTAATTTTAGCGAATTGAGCGAAAAAGATTTCAGTTAAAACACTCTTACCAATGCCTGAAGTGCCTGATAATAATAAAGAAAAAGGAGCTGGTCGAGCAGATTGACAAATCTTCTCACTCTTTAATTGAGCAGAAAAACTCAACAATCGACCACGAATACTCAATAATATCTTCTTTTCAGAACTCGACATTTGAGAAAATAAAGGTTCAATAGATTTATAAATATCAAGTAAACCAGATAAACGCACCAATAATTTGGTATGTTCAGTACCAGCAACCACATTACTAGCAACACGAGCAAAATCTTGAGAAAAAATCTCAACATCATCGTAAAACTTAGTATAAGAGGCAGGGGAATGAACAATATGTTCAATAGAATTACCAGCATAAATCTGATATCCCGAAGAACAAATAAATAATACCATATCTAAAAGGGTATCAACAAAGTTCATATCGGGTTTAAATTTGCGTTTTAAAGATGCTTCTTCAACACGCGAATACCCGGCCTTAGACATAGTAATACCAGCATGGGAAAATAAGCCCAGTGATAAAACATACATCATAAATTTTTGAACTTTGGCAAAACCACTCGAGTCGCGTAAACCGCGCAAACGAGATAAATTGTCTTTACCAGAATCGATAAAATCTTTAAAACCTTGTGCCTCATTGTCACAAAAAGCTTCATCGACTTTACTCATAATATCAATAGATAGTGAACGACCACCATTAATAGATTTTACAAATGTAGCAACAGCAATACCTTTCATCTTAGCACTAGATGCATCAGATAATTGATATGCCAAAAATATTACAGATTCAACTAATGAAACAACTCCCTGCAACATAGGCGAGGAGATATTCAAAGCTGTAGCAGCAGTATCTAACGATTCAACAAAAGATTGAGTCTGAAAAACGCTACGACGAAGAAATTTACGAGCTTTACGCGTTCGCAATTTCTTACATGCCTGAGTAGCATATTGACGACTCAAATAAAGATCCAAATCTTTAACTCTAGCAGCATTATTAAGTGCTGTTAAATAGTATGTAGAAATGGCTAAAGAATAATATAAAAACAAAGGACATATAATCAAAAAGGTCCAGGATAATAAAAGAATAATAGTACCTAAAGGCACAATACAAATAAAACAAGTAATAAAAATGAGTAACAAAAGAAAAATTCGCACAAAATAAGTGCGCAAAAATACAAAATACAATTTAATAATCATTACAAAACGTGCAAAATTAGTCTTAGTAGAAATCTTAAGACTTTGAGTTTCCCATAGAGGAGGGACAACTTCAGGTATAACACGAGCACCATTGCGTAAAATAACACAAAGAAGCTCAAATAAACGAACTACATACAAGTTATGCATAAAAAAGGCAGAAAAAACATCGCGATAAAAAGCACAATGATAAAATAAAGGTATATGAAGAACCCATATTAAGGAAAAAATTCCAGAACAGGATCCAAGAACAACAAAAATT